GCTTTGTTGGAACCAATATTCTCAATGAAGCATTCCTTGAGCGTTTCCCCGTTACCTTCGAGCAAGATTATCCCGCTGCCACTGTAGAGACTAAGATCTTGCAGAATGCTGGTGCTGATGATGACTTTGCTGAGAACCTGGTGAAGTGGGCAGGTGTGATCCGTAAGACTTTCTTTGATGGTGGGGTTGATGAGGTCATCACCACTCGTCGTTTGGTTCATATTGTTCAGGCATACCAAATCTTTGGTGATCGTCTGGATGCTATCACTAAGTGTGTCAATCGCTTTGATGATGACACTAAGCAATCCTTCCTTGACCTTTACACAAAGGTTGACGCAGGAGAAGATTCCGACTACAATACTGAAAACTCTGACCTTCTGAATGATCAATGAAGTACAATGAAGAGGAGCTCCTAACGGAGCTCCGTGACTATATTATTGGTACATACAATCAGCACTATGCAACTGACAAGATTCAAACGCTAGATCTGATTGATGCCTGTGGAGATGCTGAAGCATTCTGTAGGAGTAACATCCTAAAGTATGCATCCCGATATGATAAGAAAGGAACTGCCCGTCGTGACATTATCAAGATCTTGCACTACGGTCTTCTCCTTCTTTATTTCAGCGACCAAAGTTCAAACCGTGAAGAGTATCCTCAATGACAGTTATTTCCAAGTCTACTATTGAAGTCCTTAAGAACTTTTGTTCGATCAATAAATCTATCGTTATCAAACCTGGTAATAAAGTCGCTACTCTTAGCATCAACAAGAATATTCTTGCTATCGCTGATGTCGAAGAATCCTTTGATACGCAGATTTCTATTTACGATTTGGGTGTATTCTTGGGCGGTTTGTCTCTCTTTGATTCGCCAAAGATCGATACTACCCAGTCCAATTACGTCACTGTGAGTGACCAGCGTGGAAAGTCTAAGACTCGCTTCTTCTATGCTGACCCCGACATTATCACTCAACCTCCTGAGAAAGAGATCAGCATTCCTTCCGAGGATGTAAAGTTCCGTCTTGAAGCAGGCACTCTGCAACAACTTCAGCGTGCTGCTAGCGTATATCAACTGCCTGACCTGTGTCTGTTCTGCTCCGATGGCACCATGAATCTGTGTGTCACCGATAAGAAGAATGATACTTCCAACAGTTATTCCGTTGAAGTTGGTGAGAGTGATGATCAGTTCTGCTATTGCTTCAAAGTTGAGAACCTCAAACTTCTTGCTGGTGATTACAATGTGACTATCAGTAAGCAGAATGTCGCACTGTTCCAAGGCGACGGTATCAAATATTTCATTGCTCTCGAACCTAACAACTGATGAATGATTTTTTATGGGTAGAGAAGTATCGTCCTCAGAAAGTTGAGGACTGCATACTTCCTGCTAGTGTGAAACAAACCTTCCAGAGTTTTATTGAACAGGGTGAGATTCCCAATCTTCTCCTGTCTGGAACTGCTGGTGTTGGCAAGACAACTATTGCTAAAGCACTTTGTCACGAACTTGGAGCAGATTACTATGTTATCAACGGGTCTGATGAAGGTCGATTCCTGGACACTGTACGCAATCAGGCAAAGAACTTTGCCTCTACTGTGTCTCTCACTTCTTCTAGTCGTCACAAAGTTCTTATCATTGATGAGGCGGACAACACGACACCAGATGTCCAACTACTCCTTCGTGCAAGTATCGAAGAGTTCCAGAAAAACTGTCGGTTCATTTTCACTTGTAACTTCAAAAACAAGATTATTGAACCGCTACATAGCAGAACAACAGTAGTTGAGTTTAACGTCCGTGGGCAAACTAAACAAGAGTTGGCAGCGTCTTTCTTCGATCGTTGCCGAGATATCCTCCAACGCGAAGAGGTCTCCTTCCAACCTAGAGTTGTTGCAGAGGTCGTTCAGAAATACTTCCCTGACTTCCGAAGAACACTCAATGAACTCCAGCGATATGCAAGCACAGGGTCTATCGACACTGGCATTCTGGCGACGTTAGGCGATGCTAATGTAGATTCTCTGGTGGCAGCACTGAAGGATAAAAAGTTTAACGATGTTAAGAAGTGGGTGACACAGAACCTTGATTCTGATCCTGCATCTATCATGCGAAAACTTTATGATAATCTGTCTGGTGTGATGGATGGTCCTAGTGTTGCTGCAGCAGTTTTGATTATTGCTGAGTATCAATATAAGTCTGCATTTGTTGTAGACCAGGAAATCAATCTTCTGGCATGTCTGACTCAACTAATGTTGGAGTGTAACTTCAAATGAGTGATGTTTATGATGAGTTGAAATCTATCATCTTGGGAGAAGACTTCCCTTGGTTTTGGGTAGACAACACTTGTGTTGGTCATTATGCAACACAACAAAGTGAAGTAAATAACTTTAGTTTCTTCTCTCATGTTTTGTTAGAGAGACCTGGTACTACAACAATGTACCCTAGACCATGTTCAAATCTTCTTCCTCAAGCAGAAACAGTTTTCAGAGAAATCTGTGATAGTAAAAATATCATTCCAGATGTTTTATATCGAGCAAATGTCAATCTAGTTCTTCCTAGTACTGATCGTACCCCAAGTCCTTTGCATAGAGATCATGATTTTCCCCATAAAAATATGATTGTATACTTGACTGATTGTAACGGTGGTCCTACTATGGTTCATGGACAAGAAGATTACTATGGCAAAGAAGATGAGGTTTACATTTTTGAGGGACTTCATCAAATGAAACCACCTACTTCTGATAGAAGAGTTGTTCTTGTTTACACTTTTATTTGATTATGCCAACTTTGAAAACTCCCCTTCGTTATCCTGGTGGAAAGTCTCGTGCCGTCAAAAAAATGGCAGAGTTCTTTCCACTTTTTTCTGACTACAAAGAGTTTCGTGAACCTTTCCTTGGTGGCGGTTCCGTAGCATTGTATATTTCTCAGATGTATCCTCACCTAGATATTTGGGTGAATGATCTGTATGAACCGCTCTACACGTTCTGGAAGCAACTCCAGTTGAATGGCAATGAAATTAAGAACGAACTGCTCCAACTTAAACAAAGGCACCCTGACCCCGCTTCGGCAAAATCCCTTTTCCTCGATGCTAAGGAATACTTGGGACGAGATCCGAGAGTCACTACTCTTAAGGACCGTGCTGTCAGTTTCTATATTGTTAACAAGTGCTCTTTTTCTGGTCTCTCTGAATCCTCGTCCTTTAGCAAGCAAGCGTCAGACAACAACTTTAGTGTGCGAGGAATTGAAAAACTCCCCTACTATTCTCAACTCATCAGTAAGTGGCAGATTACTAACTTGTCGTATGAGCAACTTCTAACTGATGAAAAAGATATCTTTGTATATCTAGACCCTCCATATGATATCAAGTCGAATCTCTATGGAAAGAGGGGTGGGATGCATAAAGGATTCGACCATGATAAGTTCTTCTTCAACTGTGACAAATACCAGTGTGACCAGATGGTCTCGTATAACTCTTCTAATCTCATTAAGTCTCGGTTTATTGACTGGAAACCTTATGAGTACGATCATACATATACCATGCGATCCGTTGGTGAATACATGCAAGAACAGCAACAACGGAAAGAACTCCTGCTCTTAAACTATGTCATATGAATAGAGATCTTTTACGAGAACACTACCTTGTAGTAAAAAACTTTATTTCATCTGAACGGGCAAAAGAAGTATCCGATGATTTTGTAGACTTTCACAAAGAAGTGAAGTTTAATCCAGATAATCATGTTCCTAATGCACCAGCTTGGACTAATCATATAACTCACTTAGAACTTTTATGTGAGTTTATTCCAAGGATTTCTGATATTGTTGGACATACTGTACTACCAACTTATACTTGTGGTAGACTATACCGAAATGGGTGTATTCTCACAAGACATATTGATCGTCCTGCTTGTGAAATATCAGTGACTCTTCATCTAGATGGTGATAAAGAATGGCCATTTTGGTTGAGGACTTCTTATGGTGAAGAGCATAGTGTTATTTTGAATCCTGGAGATGCTATCATCTATCTTGGATGTTGTGCTGATCATTGGAGAAATGCTTATCAAGGAGAGTATTACAATCAAGTATTTTTACATTATGTAAGAAGTCGAGGATTTTGTAGACATGCTTGGTTTGATAAAAATCGATTACCAGAGAATATTGAAGACGGCAGTCTTCGTATTAGTAACAGATTGAAGCAGGAGTATTATGAGTTACGATGAAAGGTATCCTCTGAAGGATTATCTGAACACCATCAATCAAACCAAAAAGAATCTGATGGAGGATGATGATCCCGCTTGGGAAAAGAACTATCCTCCATTCATTATCAACAAGTGCATGTCTCAGCATATGGACACAATCATGTATGCTAATGAGATGAATCAGTATCCAAACCTGGATAAGAAACTACAATACGATTTCTTTATAAATACCGTCAGGTCCCGTAAGAGATTTTCTCCTTGGGGTAAAAAAGAAAAGGTGCAGGATTCTTACCGAAAACCAACTCATAGTTATTAAAGACAAATTGAATAAAGGGGGTAAGAAACGATGAGTGAACTGAAAGAAGTTCAGTGGACAAAGGAAAATATGGTAGAAGTTAACCTGAAGGAACCTGATGATTTCCTGAAGGTACGTGAAACTCTTACCCGTATTGGTGTCGCTTCTAGGAAAGAAAAGAAACTGTTCCAGTCATGCCATATCTTGCATAAGAAAGGACAGTATTACATCGTACACTTCAAAGAACTGTTTGCACTCGATGGTAAGAAAGCAAACCTATCCGAGAACGATGTACAGAGACGTAACCGTATTATCAAACTGTTGTCTGACTGGGGATTGGTAGAGATTGTCAAAGAAGATGTGGTCAAAGATGCTGCACCTTTGAGTCAAATCAAAGTTATTGCTTATAAGGAAAAGGGTGAATGGTCCTTAGAAAGTAAGTATAATATCGGTAAGAAACGTCAACCTGTAGAATCATAAATAGAGCTGCCTTGCTACTCTACTAATGGCGGAAGATAAATCCAAAGTTGTAGAGGAGAAGGCAGACGATGATGATAAAAGTGAAGTATTAGGTAACCTTGTAAAGGTTGTCGTTCTTATTTGGTCTGCTTCTCTTCTTACATTCAGTTACGTTAGACTTCCAAATGGTCAAAAGATTTTAGATTTTGATCCTACCTTTATCGCATCTGTGTTTTCTGGCTCTTTAGCTGCGTTCGGATTGAGTCCTGCCAAATCTGGTGGTGCTCCTAAGAAAGCACCTGAGATTAAGAGAAAGGAAGAAACACCCGAACCTAAGGTTTAATCATGCAAAAACTTATTAACGTTGTAGCACTGCTGTCTGGTCTGACTTCTTTGAGTCTGATCGGCGGTGGTGCTTATTTGTATCTGAATAAAGATGCACTCATCGAACAAGCAAAGAGTGCTGCTACTAAAGCAGCAACAGAAGCGGTCGCTGGTGCCCTCCCAGGGATGTTAGACGCTGCTATGCCAGCGATGCCCGAAGTCACTGGAGGTGCCCTTCCTGCCGCTCCTATGCCCGCTAAAACTGGTCCTGCTATCCCCTTCTGATCATGAACCTATTCAACAGCAACAAAGAGCAACCAGGCGATTATTTTCCAGAACCGACTCCGAAGAAACCTTTTCCTTTGAAGTCGATTGGTATTATTGTTGGTGGTCTTTTTGCTGTTGCTCACGTAGGATTACTTGGTTACCTTATGCAGGAAACCAAACCAGATTATCCTGTTATCAACTTCCCTTCTGGAGATTATTCTTCGTATGAAGTAGAAGCAGATAAAGATGGATACAGGATTAGATATAGGGCAAATGATCCCACTGTAATGCAGTCTGAAAGGTCTCTTCAGTTAGACCAACATAAGAAAGGATTTTTCGGTGGCGGTACAACTCGTAGGAGAGAGTATCGCATTGATGAATATACAATGGATGGCATCCGTAATATCGGAGGTAGCGTCTCAGACGCTGAGGGAAAGAACCTTGCAAAAACCGAAGAGTGTATCGCGGCGGACGCTGGAGCACGGAGTCAAGGTGCAATGGCAGGGACTAGTATTGCCGCTGGTGTTGTAGTTCCAGCAGTCTCTAGTATTCCTTACATCGGATGGTTAGCAGGTGGTTGGGCACTTCTGTTAGGTCAGCGTGCAGGATCTGAACTTGGTTCTCAAGTTGGTGAAGTATTTAATGATTGCTAATGATAGAAGAAATCGGCATTGATATTAATGAGGTGAGTATTCCTGATATTCGTGTTTATCAACCACCAGGTTGGACAACGAATCCGAATGCTATATTTGTTGCCCCTCCTGTAACGCAAGAGGTTGGTGTGCCTGTTGTTGATATGCCTGGATGTGTTGAAGCACACGAACAAAATACTAGTAAAGAGAAGAGTGGTGTACTTGGTGATGATGATCCCAAGGGTGTGAAGGTATATTGTGATGCTGGTGTTCCTTCATTCAATCCTCTTGATTACAATAAGGATAAGTTAGAGTTTGATTACAAAGCACCAGTACCTAAGATTGGTTCACCAGAGCAACCTGAAGTTAACGCACCCGCTGCAACTCCAAAGACAGAACGTGCAGTCACTGTTAAGTGTCCTACAGAAGCACAAGAACTTAAAGAACCCATCGGCACTTTGGTGGAAAATGGAACAAAGAAAATCGTTGAGTACAGACTGGTCGGCAAAGAATGTATTCCAGTCAAAGCTGATATCGAGATTCCAGACCAGATCATCCAAGCGATCCCAAGTGCAGGAGCTATCACGACTACAGGTGGCATTGCAGTTATTGCTACAACATCCGCTTTATTAGCAAAACCGTTGGCAGATTTACTGTTGAAAGTAGTCAAACCAACGGTTAAAAAAGTTATTAAAAAGGTTGCATCGATCCGAGGTAAGACACCTAAGGTACTGTCCACTGCTGAGCGTAGAAACGAGCAGAGGGATCGCAACCGTGCTATAATGGCAATACGACAAACGCTCAAACCCAAATGATCTCCCTGGACAAGGAAGCACTAAAAGCATACGTCTGGCACTATTCTCAACGTGAGGGAATCATCCAACCAGAAACTTGGGAGAAGATTATTTGTCAGTCTGTTGAAGGTGGTGAATGGATTGGTGGTGATACTTACATGGCAGATGGTAAGACTCTTATCAGTGGATTGAATATCAAGTCTGTTTTGAAAGCGTTTACTAAGGGAGAACAGCAAACAGTTAACGTCATTCAATGTCGTTGCCCTTTGGAAGATGTAATAAAAACTCTTGTAGATAAAAGAAATGCGAGTTTGAAAGACTTTGATTTGAAGAACATGGTGGATGTTGATATCATTCACAATCGTATCGGAGATGATTATAACTATCGTGTCTTCATCAAACAACAACCTAAGTATGAAGATGAGAACTTTACTTGGAAGAACGGTTGTGCTTACAAAGAAAACTCAAAGCAGTGGAAAATAAAAAGGAACGCATCTGATGCCAGTGCGTTCCAAACGTGTGTTCTTATTAAGAAAGAGTATCAAAAATCAGAAGCAGTTGTTAGTGATAGTGTAAAGTCTATTGATAACTATGCAATCACTGCAGATGAAGTTAAAGAACTATATCGACAATCACTCAATAGTGCCACCTAAATCTTTTGCATCTCTTGATACTGGTCGTGGAATCTCATGAACATGAGGTGTAATAGTATTTTTACCAACTACCATTACATCGGCACAAATCTTTGCCATTTTTGTACCAGGACGGAACATAATACCAGCTTTCATTAACTCACCACAATTTTTGAGTCTCGCGATCTCAAAGTCAAGCCTTTTGTTGGCACTGAGTTGTTGTGTATATGCAATCTGAGTTGCTGCTGCTTCTTTACAAAGTTCCTGCAGTTTCTTATCTGTTGGTGTACTCCACGTCATAGAGAAACCAATACCTAGACTATAGTTATCTTTCTGTCCAGTTCTAGTTTTTTTATAGAACTGAATGTCTCCTGGATTGTCAATCCTTCCATCCCCAATATCATTACCGTCATCATCGAAGGCACCGAAGTTATCACTTACATCGTAAACAGGATCATCATAATATGGTTCCCAAGGTTTGGAAGCTGATGCAGTTCCTGTTACATAGGGAGTAAAGTTTCTAGTGGGACCTTGACACTGAATACCGTTTCCATAAGTGTTAGTAATATATGGACCCTGTAAAACCTGAATAGCTTGGTTCGTCACTGAGCCTGAGCTATTCGCGATTGGAGATGCAGTAGCAGACACCCCACCAACTGTTTCGGCATTTACGGGTGCTGCTACAAATAGTGCTACTATTGCGTAAAGATACTTGTGGTGTCTGTTACGCTTGTAACCTCTGTTGTTCTTTGGATAATCGTGTGATTCTGAAGACCTGGAGCACTCAGAGTCTCGGTGAACTGAAACGCTGCCCCTGGTGTTGTCTGCGTGAAACTTGGTTTTCCTGTTACGCTCGTCCATGATGAAGTCACTCCTTCAATAGTTACGTTGTTTGTTCCTGTCGTAGGTGACAGATTCCCACTAGCGGTTACGCCAGATCCTGTTACAGAATACTGATAACCAGTTGAATAGTCCATCGAATTGATTGTTTCTGTTATCTTCGATGTTGTCTCTGTGTGGCTCGTCATCGAGCCCTGGGTGAAGTTCGGGACCACGGGGACCGCCTGGGCAGGAGCAAGTATGACACTTGCACCCACCACAGACAGGGCAGACCAGAAGATCGTCTTTCCAAAACTCATCATGACCTCCTTCAGTCAATGACAGTGACCTCTGACACAAACTGACCGATAGCACTAGTACCAGCTCCACCAGCCGTTACGGTGACAACACCAGCACTGGTTACAGTACCAGCAAGATCGCCAGCAGTTCCAGCTGTGTAAGAAGTAACCGAACCGAAGTTAGGAATCTGACCTACAGTAGCTGCACTTTGAGGCAAAGCATCAGCCTGTGTATAAGACTGACTAAAACTAAATGCCGCTCCAGCGGTGTCTTGTGTTGCAGCGATAGTTCCTGGATTGTATACACCAGAGGTGATAGTACCAGCAGAAACTGTACCTGCAGTTGATCCGTCCGTAGTATCAATATTACTACCTGAAATACTGAACGACGAACCAAGTCTCGTTGCAGTAGAACGAGCAGCATCAACAGTTAACTGAACACTAGATGCATGTTTGGTTACAAGTCCGCCCGCATTTGCTGCACCAGCGGTCAATAAAATCATGACGACAGGAATGATTTTTTTCATCTTGCCATGAGATAGGTCTATGTTTATATGTAGGTCTGGAAAACCTTACAGATATGTTCGGTATGTTGCACAATATGTTTCTAGGTATTACTATTAAATAATACTGAATGCCTTCGGGGTTCACACAATCAAACTCGCTTAATAAAGGAGCATAACAAATGACTGGACTG